GGTTGGCAGAGTACTCTCTACGCGACTGCGTTCGCAGTGAGCAGCCCGAACAGCACTCTTCGTCTTGATGCACTCAAGCTCTGTCAAGAGATCAGGAACGTGTTCGTCTCTGTAGCGATGCCTTCAGGTATCACTCATCGCGGTGGAACCAAGACGGGAGCAGGAGCATTCACTGCTTTCTTCAATCCTGATCCTTGGGTCTACGGAGTCCTGCCTGAAGGAACGACAGCAGCGAGAACGATCATGATCGCGATCTGCGGTCATGGAGCTGCGTCTCTTCTGTTCGGTGCCTTCCCCGATGACGACGAACTCAAGCATCTCGTCTACTCTTCGGCTCAACACTCATACTTCGACACTCTTCCTCCTCGAGCTCATGTCGTCGTAGGAGGGCACGACATTGACGATGTCTACGATGAGCCGTACTCTGTCGAGACTGAAGAGTCAGTCAACGTCTGGGAGTGCCAATGGCATCTTGTGGAAGCGTATCGTTGCACAGGAGACATCTCCTTCTTGAAGAGAGCTGTCATGATCATGGGTCATGATGTCAACGACATGAAGTCTGTCCCGTTCAAGGAGTTCCAGCGCCAAGGATCCAAGCGAGCATGGTGGGAACGAACGGTTGAAGTCATCGCCGAGGTACAGAACCTGTGAGCAAGACAGTCGTAGGAGGTCTTCTTCTAATCGGGGTATCTGTCCCGTTTGGAGGATCGTATTTGGCGACACAGGATCCTCTCGAGTCAGACCGAGCGTACCATCTGCCGAAGGGACCGTGGCCTGAAGAAGACAGAAGAGGAGCAGCTGCGATCGCATCGGTACACCTCGTTCATCGGATGGACTTCTCCTCCTTGCAGCTCCTCGCAGAAGGCATCGTTCGCGGGACCGAAGGCTCGTTGTCAAGCCTTGAAGAGCGAGCTCTCCTTGCTCTCGGTCTTGATGTGGACAAGATGTTCCCTGATCCTGACTCGGTGGAGATCGAACTCTGGCGAATCGTGGCTCAAGGAGGAATGCTCCCGATGCCCGTTGATGTCGGTGTCTTCGGGAGACCTCAAGGCAGGGAGTCATACGTTCGTGACTCCATCGAAGTCTCCAACTCTGAAAACTTCTAATGAAGCGACTGATCATCGTTCCTCTTCTTCTGGTTGCAAGCTGCAACATCGTCTCTCAACGAGACCTCGACCTCATGAGAGCAGAGATCCTGCTCCAGGCTGAGGATGGTCTCACTCAAGACGAACTAGACTACGCTCTTGCACCTCTTCAGTCGAAAGTGGATGCCAACGCAACCACGACAGAGGAACTCACGAATGCGGCCAAAGATGTTCTCCCCGCACCGCTAGGATCCATCCTCGCAACTCTCACTGCTCTTGCAGGTGCGTACGGGATGGCTCGGAGAGAAGCTAAGGCTGTAGATAGACGACGCGACCTCCGTCGTCTTGAGCGAGGAGAAAGGACACTGCCTGAGTGAGTCGGTGAGCCCCATGACCTCCGTTTCCATTTCAGTCCCCAGAGCGTATGCTCCGATCGTATCTACTGAGAGGTGTTGTTCTGTCGAGCACGCTCAGCTGGACTGCAGGGGAACGGAGGTCGTCTTCGCTCTTGCTCTCGCACAATCTTCAAGCATCGTTGCGATCGTAGCTCCTGGTTCGGCAAGCAGGATTGAGTATCTCGCCCAGAGGTGGGGACTCAAGAACCTCAAGATGAAGTCCTTCTCGGGCCTGAAGTACTGGGTCACCGAAGAAGGAGGAGAGGTCTGGATCTGCAAGAACTCTGGCGGTCTGGATCTCATTCCTCGAACAAAGGTAGACAAGCTCTATGTCGCTGACGCTCATCTTGAACCTCATGATCCTTGCAGCCATATTGACGCTGATCAAACGACCTGCATCGGTGTCTTCGCGGAAAGAGGACACTGGTTCTACGAGTTCGGCCGGCAGGAAGACGTTCTACTGGTGAGGATCGACGCTGAGCAAGCGATCAAGAACTTCCCTGATCAGCACGGTGAAGTCTACTCGCACAACGATCCTCGATATGCTCGTATGATGGCATTGGAGGACGTTCGAGTTTCCGACATCCCGTTCGTCCAGTTCTCACGCAAGCGTCTCAAGGTTCGCACAGACAAGCCGAGTCAGTTCCTGTCACAAGAGCAGCAGCAGGAGGCTCGTCGTCAACTCGGTGAAGCGTGGGAGTCTGGTCTTGTCGGCTCTCCCATCGTCTCTTTCGTACCTTCAGTTCTTCAGAAGAAGTACCTCGCGAAGAAGAGGCTCACAGTCTCTGAGGGGAGGCGTCCTTGGTTCCTTCTTCTCAAGTATCGTCGTGGTGGATTCACGACGATTGAGCAAGGACAATCTTACAAGCTCTGTGTCAGCGCGCCGAACTCCCATGTAGCGACGATCGCTCACACGGCAGCATCTACTCAGCGCATCTCGAAGATCAGTCATCTGTACCACGAGCGTGATCCTCTCGCACCGCCTAGAGTTGACGACTCGAGCCTTTCGATGCAGTTCTCGAACGGATCGTTCTTCTATCAAGGGACTGCTGGAGGCCGAGGATTCGCACGAGGCGATACTCTTCAACGAGTTCACGGTAGTGAGGTTTCGAAGTGGTGTATCGGTCCCAACCAGGCGTCAAAGGTAGAAGATCTCCTCGCTGGAATCATTGGCGCAGCTTCGAATGGTGAGGTCGTTCTCGAGACGACTCCCAACGGCTACGAAGCATTCCACTCTATGTACCGGGAAGCGTCTAGTCCTGCGAGCAAGAGTCCGTTCACTCCTGTGTTCGTTCGCTGGTTCGACGATCCCACGAACCGTCTAGCTGCGAGTAGGTACAACCAAGAAGAGATCATCGAGACCCTCTCTCCTAAAGAAGAGGAGCTCGTCACACTCCACGGACTCTCAACCGCACAAATCGCGTTCCGCAGAGAAGCCAAAGCAACGTATGGACGACTCTTCCCACAAGAGTTTCCTGAAGACGACGTCTCTTGCTTCTTGACGAGCGGTATGTGCTTCTTCGACCAAGAGATCTGTCTGAACCAGATAGAAGATCTAGAAGGTAGCACGGAGCCTCGCCATGAGAAGATGGGACCCGGAGTTGTCACTGTCTGGGAAGAATTCAACCCAGAGCTACGATATGTTGCTGGAACGGATACTAGTGAAGGTCTATCCGCTCCTTGCGACCCGAACGGAACAGTTATTCTTAGGAGAGATACCGGTCAGGTCGTCGCTCGACTTTATGGTCGATACAAGCCAAGAGATCTCGCTCTTAGGAGTCTGGGGCTCTTGGACCGATACGGATGGCCGCTCTGGGCCATTGAGCGAAATAATCACGGACACGCAGTTCTTGAAACTGTTCGTGAACATGGTCCGGACGTCTACAAGTTTTCGCATGATGCTGGAGGAAGACTATATCATCACAACGGTGACCGAGCCGGATGGAACACAGATAGTCAGTCTAGACCTCTGCTTCTAGACGACCTCGAAGAGTTCGTTAGAGAGCATCCAGAGGTCTTCTTGGACACCGATCTTCTTCGTGAGTGCTGCACCTTCGTCCAACACTCCACAGGGAAGTTCGCCGCTGCTCAAGGTGCGCATGATGATCTCATCATGATGTACGGCATCGCTCTGCAGATGCGCAAGATCCGCGATCAGAAACCCGACATCTTCTTTGCTTGACATGACCGATGACCAACTCAAAAACTGCGCAAGATGCGGAGAAGACATCATTGCTGAACAGGATCCTGCGATCCAAGAACTCTGCGAAGATTGCGAAGCCACGCTTTATGGTGACAACGACCAGAAGCAAGAAAAGGTCGGTGACCAAAAAGCGACCGTGATCGTTTGCTACGATGATGAGGCTCTTTGGGATTTCATCTACGGTGAAGCATGAACTATAGCCCGATCCTAGATCTGGACGGCAAGCCGATCCAGCTGAGCAGAGACGACTCTGCCCAGACGAAGTCCTATACTTCTGGCTCTTTCCGAGACACCTATATCGGTGCGCTCGGGGCGATCAAGTATGATGCGCAAACTCGGGCACGAGATCCGTTCTCGAATCACGCTTGGGTCTTTGCAGCAGCGAGCGCCATCGCGATGTCCGCGAGTCAGTCACCACTCAGCGTTTTCAGGGAGACCGCTGATGCAGGACATCAACGTCGTCTATTGGCCAAACAGAGGAATGAGGTCTTCAAGAGGAACTACGGTCGTCACCGCGCGATCCGTGGTCGCTACAGGCTAGGACAATCCATCGAGAGGAACGTCCAGGCTGTGAACAAGTCTCTTGAGCCGTTCCCCGAGCACGAACTCCAGACGCTACTCAACGACCCGAACGAGTTGCAGGACGGACCTCACTTGGTCCAGACGACTTTCTTGCTTCTTGCTCTGAACGGTGAAGCCTTTTGGGTGTACACCGACGAGAACGGTGAGTTCACATCCTACGACAACAATCCTGCCAAGCTCTACTCGATCGCGGCCTCTTGTATGGAGCCGATGTACTCGGGAGGTCTTGATCGCGGCGAGCTCATCGGTTGGTGGTTGACGTCACCGAACTACCTCGAAGCAGGACGTCAGTATCTCGGCAAGTACTTCTTGGACTTGACTCAGGTGACTCAGTTCAAGATGCCGAACCCATACAACCCTGTTCGTGGGATGTCGCCGATCACTGCGGCTGCCATGAGCATCCAAGGAGATCTTCTTGCTCGTGCATCGAACAAGAACCTCCTCGAGAACGGTGGAGTTCCTAGAGGCGTAGTGAGCTACGAAGGTCATCTAGAGAGCGAAACAAGGACTGAACTCGAACAGAAGTGGCACTCAAAGTTTGAGACGTCCACTAGCGATGGATCTCGCACGGCGTTTCTTCCCAACGGGATGAAGTATGCTGCTGTCGGTCTGTCGAACCAAGACATTCAGTATCTTGAGATGCTCAAGTGGGACCGGGAAGAAATCCTCGCGGTCTTGAACGTACCTCCTTCTGTCCTCGGCATCACTGAGTCCACGAACTTTGCGACTCAGCTCGGACAAGACAAGAACTTCTACGACAAGTGCATCCTGCCGAGGATGAGCATCATCGAAAGGTCTATCGACACGACCTTGATGTTCAACGATCCTGATGATGTCACGGCGATGTTCGATCTCACAGCGGTCGAAGCACTTCGTGCAGGACAGATGGACAAGATCTCGATCGCAGAGCGTCTTGTATCCGACGGTCTTCATGTACCGCCGAACGTAGCGTACGAAGTGGTCGGTCTTGAGATCCCCGACTACCCTGTGAACGACGTCAATCTGATGAACCCTGGTAAATCGACTCCAGAGATCATCCTAGAAGACGCAGAAGCGGAACCAGAGCCTGTTCCTCCCGCTCTACAACCCTTCGCCGAAGGCGAAGAAGAGGTTGAAGAAGAGGTTGAAGAAGAGGAAGAAGGTGGGGAAGACGAAGAAGTTGAAGATCTCCAGCCTGAAGAAGAGCCTCAACCGCTAGACGAAGATACCGAGGAAGCTCGAGTCACGTCAAGGACTGGTGTCTTCTTCGTGCCGAAGGGTCCGAACAGAGACAAACTGTCAAACGCATTCATCAGGATTGAAAGTGCGTTCGAAGGTGATCTCATCCGCAGATACAGGCAGTGGATCAGGGCCGAACGAGCCAACACACTTCGCAAGTTCAATGATGTGACCAAGAACATTGAGATCGAACTCCCCGACATCTTCAGTCTTGAAGAGTCAAGGAACAAACTCCGTGGCAAGGTTCGTCCTCTCTATCCTGCAATCACAGAAGGCGCGTACGAACTCACGAAGCAAGAGCTCGGCGTTGCAGTCTTCGAGATCGACGATTCCAAAATCATCGATGCCTGGTCAACTCGTGAGAAGGTGTTCACGAACAATCACACGAACACCATTGCGAAGTCGCTCGGTAAGGAGCTTCGCGAAGGAATACAAGAGGGTGAGACGATCGCGCAGATCAGGCAACGAGTAGCGAGCGTCTTCGACATCAGTGCGTCTTCTGCGAAGGCAGAGACCATCGCGCGTACCGAGGTGTCTTCACTCATGAACAACGTTCGTGACAAGATGTTCGACCTTCAGGGTGTAACCGTTGAAGAGTGGGTCGATGCCAGTGACGAAAAAGTCAGGGCAGACCATCGTGTGTTCGGCTCCTCTGGCAACAAACCTCGCGGGTTCAACTACCTCACACTCGTAGGCGACTCGGGCATTCTCGAGTATCCTGGCGACTCTCGCGCTCCTGCGCATCAAGTAATTCGCTGTCGCTGCGTGAAGATCGCAGTCAAGTAACATGAATTCTGACTACCTGAAAGAACGCTTCGACATCGACGTGAACACTTGCGAGGTTCACGAGGGCGAAGCTGCTCAAAAGTACCTGAAGACTCGTCAAACCGATGAAGTGAGTCTGAACGCTTTCACGGTCAAGGACTGTGATCAAGGGAAGAGCGTCTACAAGAACGGCATCGGCAACACTCCTACTCAGTTTGCGAACCGTTTCAGCCAAGACGACTATCGCAAGTTCGCTGAAGGTGTGGGGATCAAGTGGCGAGAAGAGTACGCTGACCGAGTCCTCCCTCACGTCGCTTCTGATGAGCGCGTAGATGCCCACGGGGACATCGTACTCCAGCATTGGGACTTCTCGGCATTCAAGGACAATCCTGCGATGCCGTTCAACCACGACTGGGCTGGTCTTCCTGTTGGAACTCACATCCATTGGGAGGTGGGTCAACAACTCAACGATCGCTACAACGGTCCGGCACTCATGATGTTGAGTCTGTACGCGACTGAAGACGAGTATCCTCTTGCAGATAGTATCTATCGTCTCGCGAAAGCTAGGTTCCTTCGCGCGAATAGTGTAGGCTTCTACCCGAAGACTGCGATCGTTCCTGCTAAGGAAGACCGAGAACGACTCGGGATGCCCGACTACGGTGCCATCTTCGACGACAATCTGCTTCTCGAAGATTCGCCTACACTTCTCGGTGCCAACGAGGGAGCTCTGCAGATTCTTCGAAGAGGTCGCGATCGCGGGATCATCCAACCAGTTGATCTCGTGGCGATCCGCGAACTCGCACGTAGGAACTGCACCGAAAACGACCAATGGAAGAACGTAGACAGCGAGTATCGAGAGATGGCTCAAGCGATCTTCCCCGAAGCAAAGTTCTTCAGCCACTCTGACGTTGAAGAACCTTTCGATCTTCAGGCTGAGCATATCGCCTCTACCAAGAACGAGATGGCACTCCTCGGTGCCAAGCTCGATGCTCAGTCGGCCTACTTGCAGAGCGCGCTCTCAGGGATCGCAGCAAGTGTGGAAGACATCCGTGACATGTTGACGGCTGCACTCATCCAGCCCGAGGACGACTCTAGTCCGTTCATGATCAACGGTACGACCGTTTCCGAAGGGAGGGATCTGGTAGAGATCTTCGCCCAGAAGTCAAGCACGCTCCTTCAAAAGCTGGAGGACGCTACTCGTAACTAAACCCGATTCTATCTGAACGATGGACCAAGCAATCCTAGAAAAGGCTGCGACTCTTCTCCAGCGGTTGGATGGTTTCTTTGACGAAGGTGGGGAGTTCCCCACGGTCAAGGACCGTCTCAAGGCTATTGAAGGACTTGCAGAAAAGGTTGAAGGACTTGAGTGGACTGACAAACTCAAGGACTTCGATCCCACTTCGATCGAAGAGAAGTATGAGCAGCTGAAGGCTGGTCAAACCTCTATTCGTCGTCAAATCCAGAACTCCAAGGGTGGTCTCTATGTCTCCGGCATTGAAGACTACGCTGAAAAGTTCAACATGATGAAGGCCGTGATCGCGGTCAAAACCGGCAACTGGTCGCAAGCAGGTCTTGAGAAAGAGCTGATCGATCAGGTTCGGGAGAAGCACTTCGTCGGGAAACAGTCGCACATCGCAGGCGACGACGTCCTTGGCGGGAACTTCATCCCGGATCAAGTCATCCCCGACATCATCGAGGCTATCTACACCCGGTCGGCTATGATCGACCTCACGGGTGATGGACAGACTCGTATGTCCG